AAAATCAAATTTGTTTCACCGAATTCCTCATCTTTGTCGATGCGGACAAGGAGCTTACCGCCAAAGCGTTTGTATTCCATAGTGAAGTACCTCCATAAATTCCGAGTTGCTGTTCTCAGTATACCATGATTTTCCCTTGCGGAAAAGATAGCGAAACAAAAATGCCCCCGGAGGGCTTGTTGCGGCTCTCCGGGGGCATCTTATGTGCGTGTGTGACTTGGCACACACGACCGGCATTTTACTCGATTTCAATCAGGTTCGGGTTCTCAGGCAAAGCCTTCGTCTGCTGAGGAGCAGGCAGCTCAACATGCAGGACACCATCCTCGAACTTTGCATGGATGTCTTCCTTCTTCACATCGCCCACGTAGAAACTGCGTGCACAGGTGCCGGAGAAGGTCTCGCGCCGCACATAGCGACCCTTCTGATCCTTTTCGTCATTGCTGTGGCTGCGCACTGCCTGAATGGTCAGGTAGCCGTCGTTCAGATCCATCTGAACGTCTTCCTTCTTGCAGCCCGGCAGATCAACCGCTACTTCGTAGCCGTTGTCCGTCTGTTTGACATCGGTCTTCATCATGTTTGCACCGCGCTTACCAAAGGTATCACGCGCCTCACGGTTCATCATACGTTCCAGTGCAGCATCATTCCAGAACGGATCGAAGAAATCATCGAACAGGTTTTCATGGAAAACAGTCGGCATAAGCATAAATCATTCCTCCAATCCCGGCGTTCGGGTCGGGGCAAAAAATCTGAAGCGTCCATTCAGAAGGGCTTTCCGGGGAGCCTAGCGGCTCTCCTTTTGCCCTTCCTCCTGAGCACGCCACTGTTATAGCACCGTTAATTAGCAGTGTCAATAGAAGAGCGCTAAAATTCATAAAAGAATAATACTTTTATAAAATCCTATGCAATCTTTTCAAAATTCAGTCGCATCATCGCATTTTATATCATCTTGGCAATCATGAAGCACAACAGTTCATATGCTTCCCGGATATCCTCCGGCAGACGTTTCAAAGTCTCGTCCCGCAGTTCCTGCGGCATCCCGTAAAAAGCTTCGGCAATGCCGCCGGTGATGCAGGCAAGGGTGTCGCTGTCGCCGCCCAGAGAGACCGCATTGCGAAGTGCATCCTCAAAACTGACGCTTTCCAGAAAAGCATTGATTGCTTCCGGCACAGTTTCCTGACAGGTCTCCACATGATGATAAGTCGGCCGAATTTCATCGCAGGTACGGTTCAGGTCATAACCGAAGGTCTGCTCCACATATTGTTTGATTTCCGGCTTGCCGTGGCCGGTACGGGCCAGAAAAATCACTGCCGCCGTGGCCTGCGCGCCTTTGATGCCCTCCGGGTGGTTGTGGGTGACTTCAGCGGTCACTTTTGCCATTTCCAGCGTTTTGTCCAGCGTATCGAACAGCCAGCCCGCTGCCGACACCCGCATAGCCGAGCCGTTGCCGAAACTACCATAGGGCTTCGGATTTTCTGCGTGCAGCCACCGGCGGAACATCCCGCCGTAACCGGCATGGGGATATTCACGGCCCCAGAACCGCATTTCATGCTGCACTGCACAAAATGTTCTCTCCGGCAGACCCTTTCCGTCAATCAGACCAACTGCCACCGCAACGGTCATGACCGTATCATCGGTGAAGTGCGATTTCTCGCTCAGCAGCGGAAAATCCTTGTGCTTGTAATTGTTGTGGTCAAATTCATTAGGACAAACAGGATAACTATATCAGCAGGGACCTCCGGGTTCCTGCTTCCTTTCTTCTCTGCTGCGATTTCGGGCATAATGCCGCAAAAAGCGTCATTTCTCAAAACTTTTTTCCACAAATTGCCATATTTTACTTGACATTGTCCCTTTTAGGGTCTATAATAAGGGTACAAGAAAGCCAATGACCCAAAATGAAGCAATCGAGGATAAAACAGAACGCGGAAAGCTCCACTCGCCGATAAAGGTTCCAAAGTGGTATCGCTCGCTGGGAAACGAAACCTCTCCTGCTCCGGGTGGTAAGGACAAAACAGAACGTGGAAAGCTCTACTCGCCCACAGCGGTTTCAAAGTAGCATCGCTCACTGAGAAATGCAACCTTGCCGGATTTCTTGCTTTTTGATGAAACGCCTGTTTGGAGGATAAAAAGATGTTCAAGAAAATCGTGAAATCCATCGCCGCCATTAAGACCGAGAACGACCGCGACGAGTGCTACTGGCAGATTGACCGTGCATTCGAGGAAGAGCGCATCTCCTTTGAGGACCACGAGCTCCTCTACGGTCTGGCCGGTATGGTTGAGGTCGCTTAATTTTTTTTGCTTTCAAGTGTCCCTTTTAGGGACGTTAAGCAAGCAGTAAGACCCGTTTCGGGTAGGAGGTTTTTATGGAGCTCTACAAGTACACCGGCAGCGTTGCCGTCCTGACCGTTCGTTTCGGCAAGGCCGAGACCATCACCCTCTACGACAGCTACGACGACAGCGTCGCTCCGGTTCGTCTTGATGTACGCGGTGCTCTGGCCGAGTACATCAAGAAAATCGAGGGCACGGACAGCGAGGAACGGTACATGAATCTCGACTGGTACTACGACTTCAATATGCTGCTCCGGCGCATCGAGGTTCCGGGCGTCCCGTCCGAAAAGTTCAAGATGACCGGCGTCCCGGCCAAGGTCCTGACGCAGACCCGCAGCAATCCGGACGAGCTCGTCTGCTTCGGTTGCCCCGACTTCATCAACACGAGCAAGCCGGTCTCGATGGGTCAAGATGATTACCAGAACTTCCTCATGTGGAAGCGTGAGAACAGAGATTAAGGAGGTGCGCGTTATGACGCAGGTAAGGTATTTCGGGTTCGTCAAGGCCGAGGAGCCTTGGACGGGCAACCAGTTCAAGATGTACGCCGGAAAGAACGGCTCCACGTTTGGGAGCAAGGTTCCGGCCGGTTCTGTTGTGGAGTGCGGTTACAAGAGCATCAGCTCCGCCGACAGCGCAGCGAGAGAGTTAAAATCCCGCTGCGAGAAGATGGGTCGCAGGGTTTTCTGCTGGGGCTACGAGAGCGTCGCAGAGGCGCGGTAAAGGAGGGTTTGTATGAAGTTTATCCACATTCGCAACCGTGCATATGACCGATATGTGCGGGAGGACAACGAGGTCTGCCTCGAGCAACGCATGGTCCGCATCAATGGCCGCTTCTGCTGGCGGTGGTGTGTGTACGCCGACTGCGGTGGAAATGTCGTCGAGATGTTCAAAACCCTCAAGGCTGCAAAGGTCGCCTACTCCGATGTGCTCGCCTGATGATGGCCCTGTGGCAAGGGCCGAAACCATTTTGCCGTCTTTGGCAAGATGGTCGCGGGAGCCAAACCGCAAAGGAGTGTCAACTATGAAAACGAAGTCCTACAAGGCAACTTTCTTCCGCCACAATCCCCAGTTCAAGAATGGCGGTTACGTCACCGAGCGTAAGATTGAGGCCGTCTCGCTGCCCTCTGCTCGCAAAAGAGCCCGCGAGATTTCCGAGCACTGTGTATACGGCAGCATGGAGCTGCTCGACATCGAAATGGAGGCATAAGAGGTATGACCGTTCTTGAGCGTTTGAAAGCTGCCGGGTATGACCCGGCCGTGTCCCTGTTCCCTGACAGTATCGGGAATGCCGGTTCCATGGAGTGCGAGCGCGTTCAGATTCGCACATTCTTCTGCCGCCCTCGCGAAAACGAGGCCGCCATCGGGGTGACCGCAACCGCGATGACCCACTTCTCTGACGGCTCGACCCGTCCGTACCCGGACGGCTGGCCGCGCAGCCTCGAGGCCAGCGTCACGCTCTACTTCGCTGGCGACGCGGACTTTCATTATTTCGGCAACGTCGCCACCGACCTTGTCGGCTCCGATGCCGAGTTCCGTTACAGGCTCTTGAGCCGTTGTATTCAGGACTGCAAGTATTTCCTCGGCTGCGGCTCGCGTTTCAGCAAGTACCTCTGGGGCTGCTGCGTTGAGAATCATATTCAGGCAATGCGCATCCTGTGGGACAGCTTTTCCGACGACGAGAAGCCGGAGTGGACCTCTCTCGAGGAGATTGAGCGGTTCAGCAAAAAGATGCTTGAGGAGGAGATTTACTGATGGCTGCCAAAAATTTCGAGCTGTTCCTTGGGTGTCTTGGCAACGGCGTCACGGTCTGTAACTCCGCCGTGATGGAGAACGGCGATTTCAAGATGGTCGCCCACATCTCCAACGAGGGAAAAATCACTTGGTACGTCGGCGAGGATTACCCGCCTGCAGATGCTCTCGCAAGCATCCGGGCCTGTGCAGAGCAGGAGCGGGCAAAGTACGAGACATGGCTCAACGGCTTGTCTCCGGCCGCGCGCCGGGAGTATCAGCTCGAGCGGCTGCCGCTCCCTGATTTTCTCGAGGAGCTCCGCAAGGCAAGGGAAGAAAGGGAGGGAGCATAATGGCCCGCGACATTCACGATTACGACAGCCTCAAGAAGGCATACGATGACCTGCTCATGTTCGAGCGGTTTCCCGGTCCGGTGCGCAGCGAGCGCGTCGAGGAGTTCGTCACTCAGCTCAAGCGTGACATCCGAGAATACGTCAATCGGGTTTCCGATTGCCACATCGTCCGCGACGAGCTCGATTCTTTCGTCGAGCTCGTTAAGCTGCCTGAGAAGCTCTCTCCCCTCTCAAAAGAGAGCGTTCTCGAATGGTTCTATATGCACCGTGCCTACCGTGACGACCTTTATGACGGCATGGGGTGCTCCGGTCAGTTCTTCACCACCAGCGTCAAGCTCTTTCGCCGTCGCGGCCGCTGGTACGCCTATCATTTTGTTTCAGTCGATATGTAGGGGGGTGTTTGGTAATGACGACCGGCGAAAGAATCAGGCATGCTCGAAAGAGTGCGGGCATGACACAGGCAGAACTTGCACATAAATTGGGGATTTCTGCGGCTGGTATTGCCCAGTGGGAAAATGATTTGCGGAATCCTAAAATTGAAACTTTAAGAAAGCTCGCGGATGCCTTGGGGGTTACGTCCGAGGTTCTGCTCCGTGGTTCCGCTTTTTCGTATAGCGGCGGCATCAAGTACATCAATCCAGAGCACGAGGCCGCTTTCCTGTCCGAGCTCAAAAGCGTCCCGCACATCGTCAATCCCGAATCCGGGCGCATCAATCCCTATTGGGGCGCGTCCCTGTATCTGCTCTCCGCGCTCACGCGCTGGCCGGAGCTCCGCTTCGCCGTCATCGGCGAGGACTATATGGCATTCGTGGCCGTAAAGGAGGCGTTCCAGTTGAGCCAGAACGAGCGCATCATTGTCGAGCTGGCTGCCAACTTCTACAACGCCGGTCTGTTTGGGATGCCGGGTTTCGAGATGGTCTACGCCACCTGCGACACGGCTTTTAATCTTATTCTTGAGGCGTTTCGCCTGCGTCGTGCAAAGCTCTTTTACAAGGACGGGGAGGTGTCCGCAGAATGGGAAGAAAGAAAATGAGCCTCCGGCGCGCCGTCACCATCCTGCGCCTTGTCGCTGCGGATGACCTGTCCTCCGGGCGGGCAATCGACGGGCAGAATGAGGCTGCTGCCGTCGTGCTGGAAGATTACGAGGAGACAAAGAAAGAGCTCGCAGATTGGGTGAATGCTTCTCCCGAGGAGCTCGCCGATGTTATAGCCGGGATGTAAGGAGGCCTGTACCGTGGCTGCTGTCTATCGGACGTTGTATGAGAAGTATGAGCAAAACGACGTTTTGCACGTTGGGATTCAGGAGGTCGTGGAGGCCGAAAAGGAGATTGACACGTTCCTCAAGTCTCTCGACCGGAACCAGCGCGACCAGCTCGACACGCTGCTGGGGCGTCTGTCCCGTGCCTATGAGATGCAGGGCTTTCTTTTCGGCGGTCTTGCATCTGGCGCGAAGTGGAACGGCAAGACGGCTCCCGAACCGGGCGACGGCTACGGCCGGAGCGTCCGGGCCTATCACGGCTCAACGCTTGCTCCGGTCTGCCAGATTGACCGCAAGACAAATCAGGTCATCCATGAGTATCCGAGTATCGCTGCTGCCGCCCGTGCTACCGGTCTGGATGACAGTGCTATTGGAAAGGTGTGCAAGGGAAAGTTACCCCACGCTGGCGGTTTTCTCTTCCGGTACATCGAGCAGTAAATCTTTCACAGGTACGCAAAAATATTTCAACAATTTGCCATTTTGCTCTTGCTTTCCACGCGCTCGCGTGGTATAATATAGTCAGTTGAGGGGGTCGCTCCTCAATGAGTAAGGTGGCAAGGCCAGAAAGGAAACGACATGGACGACGAAATGAATACCGCCGAGGTGCTTCGCGACGAGGCAAAGGAGAACCGGACCCGTGAAATTCTTGAGCTTATGCGTAACAGCAAAACGCTCGAGGAGGCCGTGGAAAAAGTAAAAGCCCTGCTCAACAAGTAAGCAGGGCTCTCCGATGAAGAACAAAGGCCGATGACGGCGGCCAGAGTTCTGAAACGCCGGGGGAGTGAGAAACAGCTTGCAGATGCCTCACTTCTCCGGCATTTCTATTATAGCAGATTCAAGGGGGATTTCAAGATGTCAGCTTTAACGCCTGTTGCCGCCCGTATCGCCGGGCTGCGTGAGGCTCGTGGGTTGACCCGCACCCGGCTGTCGCAGCTCTCCGGTGTCTCGCTGCGGACGCTTGAGGACTGGGAGGCCGGTCGCCGGGTCCCGCGCGATGTTTACCAGATTCATGCCGTCGCCGCTGCGCTCGGCATGAGCATTGAGGATTATCTTGGGCTATAATGAATCAGGAGGCCCGGCGTTGTGCCGGGCCTCCCTTTTTGTTATTCGGGCATAAAGCCGTAACCGGCCTCAAATGCCGCTACTTCTCGGAGGTAGGCAACGCGGCCCGCTGCGCTGTCGATGGCGTCGCGCAATTCGCGGTTATCCACCAGCTTGAGCAGCACGGTGAGCGTGTCCTCTGCCTGCATGATTTCGCGGGTGTCCTGCGGGTTGACCTGCTCCATGTAGAGCTCATAAATAGACTGTTCCATGCTTGCCTCCTATGCCCGCCAGAGGTTGAGCTGCCGCTGCGCATACACGATTTGCGCCGCGCGGTTCTTTCCGCTGCGGGTATTTTGGAGCAGCCAGAGTGACGGGAGGGCTGTTCGTGGTCCCCGTATAGCCCTCTCCATCACCTCCCTGTGGGCCGTCTCCCGCAGGCTGATTTTAACTTGCTGGCAATTTGCTGGTAGCTTTTCGGGATGCTCTCTCCTGCGTTGAGCCGTAGAACGCCACGAGCACGGCTCCGAGGCCTCGATTTCGGGCTTTTATGGTCTGGCCGTAAAGTTTGCCGCCTGACCATTGCGACGCTTTGTGGGTCTCCGCAGGAGGCTTTCGCCACTTGCCGGGTCATTTTATGCGTTCAGCTCTTTCTCGAGCTGCTTGATACGCTTTTTCACTGACAATGCGGGGTTGAGGCGCAGTCCCTCCCGGTAGGCATCGAGAGCTTTCTGCTTGAGCTCGTTCTGGTCGTATATCTGGCCGAGCTCTTTATAGGCGTTGGAGAGCTGGTATGTGGACATCTTGGGGTCGCTGGCCGACCGGCTCAAATACCCTACCGCTTTCCGCTCCGCCTGCTCCGTGTAGGTTTCTTTCAGCTCGTCAATGCACGACTGAGCCTTTTCGAGCAAGTAGTAGGGTGACAGCTCCGCCTTTTCCTCGTACTGTTCCAACGTCTTGGCATCCGGGGAGAGGTCAAAGCCATACTTCACGCGCTCGTTGCCGTAGTAGACCCAAAAGCACTTTTTGTCCTCGTCTATGTACAGGTGCGTCATGCCTTTCCAGCCGGTCTCGATTGCGCCCTTGTTGATGACCTCGCGCTTTTCTACGTCGATGATGGCAAACGCTCCGCTGTCCTCGTCGTTCTTGGCATTGTAGGCCGTCTGGAAAATTGCATACTTCGAGCTGTCCGAGAGGGAGACCGCGTTTGCAAACGATTCTGTTTCGTACACAAGCTCCGGGGTAAACGAATCATCCGTGATGTAAAATCTCTTTTCCCAAAAACAGGCAATCTTTGAATCCTTGCTTATGATAAAATTGATTTCGTGCATCGGCTTGTATGCGCACTGCCGTTTCAGCCTTTCCCTCACCTCGTCTACCGGGATGCTGGCCGGGTCTACGAATCGCGCGCCGCTACTTGTTACCCCCCCCCCGAACAGTTGTTCGCGGGTGAGGGACGCAGTTGTGTTTCCCATAACTGTTGTCCTCCTGTCCTGTGTTGGTGGTCGTGCTTTTATGATAGCACCTAACAGGGACAATGGCAACGGCTTTCGCGCCAGCGATTGCAAAATCGCTGAGTATAATATATTCTCTACTCTACTCTTCTTTACTCTACTCTACTTTGTCGATTGTTTCGCCGGAAATACCCGGAAATGCTGCTTTCAGTGCATATCCGCGCGGATATGCGTTCAAAACGGTATTTCCGCTCCGGTTATATTGTTTTTCGTGGTATTTTGGGACAACTGCGCGCGCTGTCTCGCATGACCCTTTTATCAACTTTTTCCACCTAGTTTTCCACTTTTCGGGTCATTCTGGTATTTCCGCGCCGTTTTTCTGCGGTTATCCACGGAAATGATAGAAAATGTATCAAAAAGTGCATTTCTGTCCCGAAAATGTCTTTTTACGAGAATAACCGCGCCGGAAATGCTGTTTTAAGTGCGTTTCCGGGGAAGATATTGCAAAAAACGGCAATAAAAAAAGAGCCTCCCGGCCCTCTTGTGCGAGGAATACCGGGAGGCTCGTGCTGTTATGTGGTAGCTGCTGGGGCATCCTTAGTGAATCTGGTTCTTGACGTTCTCGTAGGTCTTATCGCCCTCGATAGCAGCCTGCGTGAAGGAGTTGTTGTACCACCAGTTAATCAGGGCCGTAACGGTGGTGATGCCCGTGGTGACGAGCTGTTCCACCGTGCTGCTCTCGATGGGCAGCGGAGACTTGCCGAACGCACTCAAAATCTGGTTTGCCAGAGCCAGCAGCAGAGCAGCGGTACGGGCGATGGTGGCGGCGGAAACTTTGTTATTGTACTTCATAATAGCGTTCTCCTCTCATTCGACAATGGATTTGATTCCGCAGCGGGAAACGACTTCCCGCTGTGCGTGTTTGACCTTAGAGGCATAGTCCAAGGCTGCGTGCATATCACCATTACAGTGCGCGTCAGGGATGCGCTGAACTGCCTTTGCGGTAGCCTCGCCGAGGGCGATGGCGGCGAGAGAAGTTTCGTAGATGCAGATTTGCAGCTCCTCTCTGCTCTTTTCACGCTGGGCTTCAATGTTCTCGCGCTTCTTGGCTTCTTCGGTTCGCTTTCTCTCGTGCTGCTCGATTTTGCGTTCAATCAGCCAGACAGCAAAGCCAAAGATTCCAGACGGCACTCCAACGGTGACGAGAATTTGCCATGTTTCCACTGGTATCACCTCCTCCCTCAAAGATATTTGTCTGCGCCCGACAGGGCAGTCCAGCTCTTGGGGCCACAAATGCCATCCGGGACAAGGCCGTGCTTACGCTGGGCCGTCATCAGTGCCTTTGTGGTAGCCGGGCCAAAACTGCCGTCGTGCGGGATGCCGAGGAGCCGCTGCAGCATAACCGTAGCTGCGCGGTTAGCGGCTCCCTCGCAACCCTGCTCGATGGTCGGCAGGACAAACTTGTTGTAGGTGGTGCTGGGATACACACCGGGCCGGACGCAAAGCCATGTAGCCTTGCCTCCGCGCGTGTCGGTGTGGACAATGGCGGCCTTGTCGTGCCAGTAGATGCCGACCGCGCCAAAGCCCTGTGCGGCTGCGATGATACCAAGGGCAACGGGGTTTACGCTCCGGTCATTCGTGCGCCAGTCGGCTGCAATGCCGTAGAGGTGGCGGCTTGTCCGGCTGCCGCCGACTTTCGGGTCTGCGTTGTGCTTCACGCACCGGTAGCCCGAAGTAACCTTGATGGCCTTGCCGAGCTTGGTGCGGATGGTCTGCATCTTCTGGACGAGCTCCGGGTCAATCATCTGCGCCGCGCATCCGCACGGGCAGGCAAACTCGTACCGCTCGAAGTCTGCGGTGATTTTCGTGTGGTCGTTCGGCTTAAAGGTAATTACGCTCATTCTCGACGTCTCCTTTGTCGGTCTGTTTGAGTACGGAAAATTCTGCGTGTACCACCGCGCGGGCTGCTCCGTAGCCCTCCGGCTCCCCGCAGTTCGTTTCGAGGGAGTATTCATCCCACTGGTCGAGCAGCTTAACGGTGGCCGTCAAAAGCTGTTCGAGCCTCTCCTCGCGGTTCATTAGCGGCTCCTTTCAGCGGCTCTCGCCGCGCCGGAACAGTGTGTAGTGCGGATGCTCCTCCCCAAACAGCCAGTATCGCAGCCAGTCATCGAGGACAACGGCCGCGATAGACACGAAAATCCACAAAATGCTGAACGGGAGGCAAATCTGCCCTTTGTAGTTGAACGGCATACCGGAGTAGTCCCAAACGCCGAGGCCGAGCCAGACGTTGAGAATCATACCGGTAACGAGCTCCGCTCCTGTCACGATGGCCGAGCCGAGGACGCCCTGCCAAATGAGCGGGGTATCCCACTCAAGCAGGCCCTCATTCAGCTCACCGAGAATCAGGAAAAGGAATCCGCCGAGGACGAACATCGTCCAATGGCTATGTCCTCTGAAAAGCACCTCGAGTCCGAAGTATACAAGCCCTCCGAACACAAAGAGGATGGCAGTTTTACATACAGAGTTCCTTGCCATTTCGGTCCTCCTTAGGCGGAGAGCTTGTTGATGATGGCCGTAATCTGCGCCTGCGCCGCGCTGAGAATGTCCCCGACTTCCTTTTCGAGGTCCTCGGGGAGGGCGCATCCGTAATAGATGGAGCCGATAACATTCGGGTCGGTCTCGCGCTTCGCCCACTGGCGCAGCGCATTGCAGTAGGTCGTCTGTTTGGTGACGAAGCTCTTGTATTCGCTGTACAGGGTAATAATGTCTGCCGCGCTGTACATAACGCACTTGCCGCCATCAGGGTGGTAAGGGTATTCGGACGCGCCCAACGTAATAGCCGCAAACATCGAGTCGATGTTCGTCTGGTCGTTGGGCATCAGCGAAAAGTGCTGCGTGCCGCCGGACAGCTCCACGTCGATACCAGCATAAATAAAGTTCTGGCAGGTTTCGGAGGCGTCGTCCGCCACCTTCTGCGCCAGAGTGGGAAGGTCATTTTTCTTCCATTCGATAGCCATACTGTCCTCCTTACTGGAAAGCGCCGGTGACGGCCTCAATGTAGCCGCTCTCGCCGCTGGCTCCGCGTGACACACTGATGCGGAAGTTGAACGCCGCACCATTCGATGCGGTCTTATTGCTAAAGACAATATTTGTCCCCTTCTGCACCTCGGTCGTGGCGTCCTGCCAGACCGGCTCTGTGTCGTTGGCGTTATTCGTAACCTCCGCTTTGAACGTAGCATCATCAGGAATGCTACCGGTCACCTGCAACACGGCGACAGTGATGTCGCCCTCAACTGCGAGGGGAGATTTCAGCGTCACACTAGCGCTGGTGACATCCTTTGTGAACGTCGCACTGGCGCTGCTGCTGTCCTTGCCGTCGCTTGCTACAATCTGGATGGTATGGGAACCGTTCAGAATACGGCGGAATCCTTCCTCTGTGCTGGCCTGCTCGAAGGTCAGCACCGTGCCGGACGCAATGTCCGTGCGCGTAGTCACAGTCTTGCCGTCCAGTTTTTCGGTAACGGAAATGGTATCGCCATCCGCGTCACTCACGGTGTAGCTATAGGAAAAGGCCGCGTTCTTCTCCCCCAGCTGCGTGCCGCTCGTATTCGTAATGGTAGGCGCAGTGTTCACCGATACCGTGCCATCATCCGAGACGGAGAGTTCAGAGGGAAGAATAAAAGCGGGGCGAACACCATAGGAGCCGTTGCACCAGTTGCCGTTGCCGGAGCCATCGGTGCGGACGCTCCAGACGTCGTTGCTACTGCTGGCGCCCGGAGAGCGCAGCCACCAAATGGCAGCGCTGCTGCCGTTATAGGCGATACGCTTGCTGTTGCCGCCGGAGCTACTTCCGAAATAGTCCAGCTTTGCGCCATCTTTCGGGAAATAGCCGCTGTCACTGGTCGTCCAGCCGACCTCGTAGCCAGACAGTAAGAACACTTTGGTAGAAAGACCACTCGTGCCAGTGGCAAGGCTGCCGCCGGAACCAGTGCCGTTCTGGTACGGGATTTTCACCTGCTTAATAGCCGCCCGGATGCTGCTGTCGATGAGGTTGTAGAACGTTCCGTTCAGGTATGTGTGGATGCTGGAATCCTTGTAGGAGTTATTGTTGCCGAACGTGGACGTGGTGTAGATGTCCTTCATCAGCAGCCACGTTCCATTGCAACTCGAATCGTAGGTGCTGGTGTTCGGGTTGCCCTGCTGCACAACAATAAAATCTTTGGACGCGCCGTTGACTTTGATTTTGACAATGCTGCCAACGGCTTTCGTGCCCAGTTTTACGTTTGCCATTGTTACCTCCTTGTTTTCGTTCAGGCCCACGGCATGATCTCCGCGGGCCGCGTGTTCTGCGATACAGAGAGGGACAGGGCTTTGTGCTGCTTCTTGTAGATGCAGCGGCATTGCCTCGCCCGCCGTCTGTCACGCGCGAGTTTGTTCGAGTTGATTTTTCGATGGATAGGGATTTTACAGTCAAGCAATTTTTCGAGCCGGTCAGCGTACTTGCGGCGTAAAGAGTAAGTATCGCCATGGGCGGCATGGGCATCCCACGCATCAAAGCTCCGCAGGATTTCCTGCTTGGTCACTTCGCCTGCGGGGTATGCCGTCTCCCAATATCTGATCTTGTTCTTCATCCGCTTGGAGCTATCCCGGCGCAGCTTTTGGATGACCGCGCCGGTGTCGGTCAGGTAGCTATGGAATCCAAGAAAATCAATACCGTTCCGCAGCGGGAAAATGGCGGTTTTCTGGTTCAGCTCAAGGCCGTAACTGTCCATGAGCGCCCGAACATCCCGGAGAATGCACTGCAATTTCTTCTTGTCCGAACAGATGATGTAGAAATCATCCATGTATCGGCCATAGTATTTGATGCGGTACTTTTCTTTGATGATGTGGTCGAACTCGTCCAAAAACATGAGGGCGAAAAGCTGGCTCGTCTGGTAGCCCAGCGGCAAGCCGTCCTCCATCACGTCGATGTAGATGCAAAGCAGCTCATAGACACGCGGGTCAACGCCGCGCTTGTCCAGCACGGCTTTGAGCTTGCGTTTTAGCTTCCGGTGGTCGATGCTGGCGAAGAAATGCCGCACGTCGCCTTTCAGCACCCAGCCGTCCGCGCCGTGGCCCTCACGGCGGTAATAGTCCACCATGTGGGTTTTCAGGCGCATCAGGCCGTCGTCTGTGCCTTTTCCGGTCTGGCTGGCGTGGCTGTCCCGGATAAAGCTCTTTGTCAGGGCATCATACAGGATGTTATCGACCAGAGCGTGCAGCACCACCTTGTCCACAAATGCGGGGGCGTGTACCATGCGGCGCTTCGGCTCGTAGACGGCAAAGACCTCAAACTTACTTGGCACATAGCGTATCTGCTGCCGAATGCTCCCGTCTGGCTGCCGCACATTGCAGACAGCCAGCTTACGGGAGAGCTTTTCCGTGCAGGCCAGCGCCTGCGCCTCGTACTCGATTGTTTTGCTTTTACTGCGCTTTCCCTTCCGGGCTTCAAGGTAGGCTTTGTAAAGTACCTCAAAGCTGCACAGTTCTTCGTATGTCAAAATGACCCTCCGCTGGTTCGCGTTACGGTAGTGGGCTGCATCCGGCAGGGATGGCCCACCTCAGCGGGATGTATTTATCACTTGCCTGCATCGGCAAGCGACAGGATGCGGTTTCCTTTGATGGGCGCACTGCTTTCAGCTTATGCCTACTCGTCACACGGTTCCATCAGAGCGGGGCGAACACCATAGGAGTTGTTGTACCAGTTGTTGTTGTTGGAGCCATCGGTGTTGACGTTCCAGACGTTGTTGTTATTGTTGGTGTTCGGAGAGCGCAGCCACCAAATGGCAGCGTCAGACAAACAAACCGCACCCTTTATGCAAAGCGGTTGCCCGCTGTGCGTTTACGGTTCCGGGTAAAGGACAGCTTTCAGGGCGGCAGCCTGTTCGGTCAGCCGTTTCCGTTCCGCTTCTGCCCGGAGTTTTTCGGCACGTCCGCGTTCCGACGTGAGCCACTTCATCGCCGGGTATTTTACGTCCGTGACCTTCTTTGTCCAGATACCGGCTTTCTTTGCGCTGATGATACCTTCCTCCGTGCAGATGGTCAGGTATTCCAGCAGCAGAGAGCAGCCGTCCACAACTGCGCCGATTTTCTCAACGCGCTTGTCGTAGTCGGTCTGGAAATTGACGTTGTTCGCCGCGTGTGCATCCAGCAGGATTTGCCGGGCAGTCAGCCGGATGCCCTCACCGTACAGACGGAAAGTGCTTTTGGAAAAGCCCTCCCTGTCCCGTGTGTCGAGTGCATGGACGGCAGTGCCGCACACCTTCTGGATGTCGCGCACATCTTCGAGCGCCGCGACTTTCTGGATGATCTTCCGGGCATCGCTCCGGCTGATGTCGTCGGTGACAATGCGGGTTGCCCTCTGGGTGTACCGCAGCAGCTCCCGCGCATTCGCGCCGACCTTGAACGTTTCAGCCATCGTCAGAACTCCACCCTTGCCTGCTCGGCATTCCACGCGCCGGTCACGGTCAGGCCGTCCAGACTGCCGAACGTGGCAGAAAACGGGTTTTTCGTGACGTTCGTGCCGAACTTCAGCTCAATGGCCTTGATGCTGGCGTTCATAGCTGCCACACTGGCACGGATGTCGCTGTGGGCGTTCTCCGCACCGTTGTGAGCGTCCACGGCTGCGCTGATGCGCTGGTCGGTCTCGGCCTTTTTGTAGCCGTCCACTTCCCACCGCTGGCTCTCGGTCAGGTGGCCGTCTGCATCCAGCGTGGCAATGCCGCCCGGAATGCCGATCTGGTCAGTGCGGACAACATCTTCATCCGGCGCCTTGCCGGGGCCTGCGTTAAAAGAACCGTATGCCATTTAGGTTCCCCCTTCCTGTGCATCCGTGTATTTCACGGTGCTTGTAATGTGATACTGTGCAGAAATTTTCTCAGTCGGAGCTTTGGCGGCCCTCAGCCGCAGCTTTCCTTCGAGGCTTTCGGTCGCAATAAAGCCCACCGCACCCGCCACAACGTAAAATTCCGGCAGTACCGTAACATCCACAATGTCGGTAGCCAACAGGCCCGCAATGGGGATGTCACAATAAAAATAGCCGGGGGAGGAATCATCCTCGCCCCAGCCATCGACCGGAATCGTAAAAGACACCGCAGCCGTGACATCCTGCTTTTCGTGCAGGATGTCATCGGTTTCCTCGAATCCGTTTGCCGTTGCTTCGGAAAGGTCTCCGATTGCGGTGTTGCACTGCTTGATGTGGCTGCAAAGCGCGGCAAGCCCTGTGCCCAAAAGCGTTTTGACCTTCGCTTTTGCCATAGAGCTTACCTCCTCATGTCTTAGTCAGCGTCAGCCAGCAGAGCGGCGATTTCCTCTGCGGAGAAGTCCTCCACGTCCTCGTCGTGCAGAACATTCTCCGGCTCGGTGTACACGACGACTTCCTTGCCGTCGATGTTCACATTGCCGTTGGTGGAGCTGGCGGCAGTCTTGGTTGCGCCCTCAGAGACGCCGGCCAGCTTTTCGCCCTCGGCATCGGTCATCAGGCGCTTACCGGTCTCAGCAGCCACGAAGTCGGCAGGCTTCTTACCGCTGTCGGTCAGATTGCCCTCGCCATCCAGTGCAGCAAAGTTGCCGGTGGTGGCACCAGTGACCTTATCGGCCTTGCCGGAAATGTCCACTTCCTCAGGGGTGGGAACATACAGACCGTCGTCCTTCAGAATCAGAGCGTTGCCCGCAGCAGCGGAAACATTGACCTTGACATCCACCTCATAGCCAGCGATGGTAACGGTGGTGGATGCATCCTTGCCGGTGGTCTTTGCGGCGTAGGTATCGACCAGAGCAGCCATGTTCAGGAAAGAGTAGGTGCAGTTGTCGGGGTTCTCACCCTTGACGGCCAGAACCATGACCGGCTTGCCGTCCAGCTTGGGGTCGGTGGCGCCGGGGTAGGTCGCAGCATCGAACTTGAACTTGGCCACGAAGGTGGTCTTGGTCTGGTCGAGGAACAGCTCAGAGGGGAAGTCAACGGAGAAAGCAGCAGTGCCGCTCTTGTCGGTAGAGGTGTAGAAGTTCACGGTGTTGCCGTCAACGCCAAGAGACTTGATAGCAGCGTTGGCTGCGGTCTGCACAGGGGTAAAGGCGTTCTTCTTGACGAAAGTCTTCTTGATCTCAGCGGTCAGGTTGCGG